GGCATTGCAAGTTTCTTTGGTGCAGACAGTCCTATTGACAAACTGGTTGAATTTAGTAATTTAGACGTAGATGCTAGTAAAGTACTAGCGAATGCAGATGCAATGCAAAAAATGGGTTCTGCATTTGCGCAGTTTTCGATGAATAGTAATATTGGTAGTGTATCAATTGATGATGATATTGTTGACGCATTTAAAGCCTTGTCTAAAATTGGCGCGGGGCTAGGCGGAACCGCAGACAGTTTAGGACGAATAGCAGGAATTACAGGACTACAGCCTGTACTAAATTCGTTAAAATTTGATGCAGATGGAGTTAACCAATATAACACTGCAATGGAAAAGTTAGTTGATACACTAGGCGAATTAAATGAAGTCCTTGCAGAAGATAATAAAGGCATGTTCGGTGGTGGTAGTGGAGTTGCTGCTAAAGATGCACTTGGTGCAGTAGGATCGTCCACGTCCGGCGGTTCTGAGGGCATGAATCAGTTAAATACTATAATGACGCAGGTTCTTACTGTATTAAACGAGATGAGAACTATTGATGATAAAATTGAAAAGAATACTAAAAACATTACAGCGAACAACCTTGCTACTGGTTATGTTAGTAACACAGGGTAATATAGGAGTTAAACAATGAGTTGGAAAAAATACTTTACACCAGTTCCAACAGGTGATAATCAAAACGGTAGTTATTCACCGTTTTCTGCTCGCGGCAATGGCAACATGGCCGGACCGGCACGCACCAACTATAGCTCATACTTGCCAGATGTTTATGTAGGTAGTCCGAATAGAGTTGAACGTTACGGACAATACAACACTATGGATCAAGACAGCGAAGTTAATGCTGCTCTTGATATTCTTGCTGAGTTCTGTACACAAAAAAATAAACAAAACAATACTCCGTTTATTGTTGAATACAGACAAAGTGCAACTAACAGTGAAATTACAATTATTCAACAATACTTGCAGCAATGGAATAAAATTCAAAGATTTGAAACTAAGATTTTTAGAATCATGCGCAACGTGTTTAAAATGGGCGATCAATTCTTTTTACGTGATCCAGAAACTAAACGTTGGTTTCATGTTGATGCAGCAAACGTAACTCGTATTATTGTAAACGAGAGTGAAGGTAAGCTACCTGAACAATATGTTATTAAAAATGTAAACTTTAATTTTAAAGATGGTATTGCAACTACGCCATACGTAAACAAAGGTAACATTACTGGTAGCGGTGCTCCGTATAGTCCAGTCGGCAGTGCTCGTGGAATGGTTGGACAACCGCAGTCTAGTATGAGTGGAAGTCGTTTTACAACTGAAGACGGCGAAGTTACTGTTGATGCAGAACACGTTATACATTTAAGTTTAAGTGAAGGTTTAGATAATAACTATCCTTTTGGTAATAGTTTGCTTGAAACTATCTTTAAAGTTTATAAGCAAAAAGAATTACTTGAAGATGCTATTATTATCTATCGTGTACAACGTGCTCCTGAACGCAGAGTGTTTTATGTTGATGTGGGTAACATGCCAAGTCACCTTGCTATGCAATTTGTTGAGCGTGTAAAAACTGAAATACATCAAAGACGTATCCCATCGTCAACAGGCGGCGGAGCAAATGTTATTGATAGTAGTTATAATCCTTTAAGTATTAACGAAGATTACTTCTTTCCACAAACAGCAGAAGGGCGTGGATCAAAAGTTGAAACACTTCCAGGCGGCACAAACCTAGGAGAGATTGATGACTTACGATACTTTACTAATAAGCTGGTACGCGGATTACGTATCCCAAGTTCGTACTTACCAACTGGAGCAGATGATTCAGCTGCACAGTATAATGACGGACGTGTGGGCACAGCATACATTCAAGAATTACGATTCAATACTTACTGCGAACGTTTGCAAAATCTAGTAGTTGAAGAATTTGATACAGAGTTTAAACGTTACTTGCTTGAAAAAGGTGTAAACATTGATACTGCAATGTTTGATCTTAAATTTCAACCACCACAAAACTTTGCAAGTTACAGACAAGCTGAAATTGATAATGCTCGTGTACCAACCTACACACAGATGGCAGCAATTCCTTATATGTCAAATCGCTTTGCACTAAAACGTTTCTTAGGCATGACAGACGAAGAGCTTGCAGAGAACGAACGTATGTGGAAAGAAGAAAATGCAGAAAACTTAGATCCTATTCCAGGTGAAGCAAGTTCCGAAATGAGAGATGCTGGAATCAGTAGTGCAGGCATTGGTGCAGACTTAGGTAGTATTGAAGACGAAGCACCAGATGGCGAAGCTCCAGTTGCGGGCGGCGAAGGAACAGCGCCCGATACTGTTACTGGTCAAGACTTAGGCGCCGGCGGCGCTGGAACAGCACAAACGATATAAATAATAACATGATACTAAGAGAATTATTTTACTTTGATCCCGAGACTGTTGAGTCCGTAGACGACAAGCGCTACGAGCCAGAGTATGATGATTCACCTTTGAAAAAAACTGATACCCGCAAAACAAGACTTACACTAAGTCAGATCAATCGAATCCGCAAGGCATCTGAGCTACATACAGAAGAGAAGCGTAATGAACTTGAGTTTATTAAGCAAATGTATGGACTAGCAGCAAACTCAGAAGCTGGCGGAGTATGATAATTGAAACAACACGCATTTGTAATCGGCAACGGTAATAGTCGCCGCAGTATCGAACTATCGCAATTAAAAGAAAAAGGTATTGTCTATGGGTGTAATGCACTTTATAGAGAATTTGAACCTGACTATTTAATTGCAGTTGATACTAAAATGATATTAGAAATTAATAAAGCTGGATATCAGCATAGTCACGAAGTTTGGACTAATCCTAATAAAGCATATACTAAATTTACAGGGTTTAAATATTTTAATCCTAGTAAAGGCTGGAGTAGTGGGCCTACTGCAATGCACTTAGCAAGCGAACATCCTAACACAGACATATATGTTCTAGGATTTGATTATCAAGGAATTGATGATAAAGTTAATAATGTTTATGCAGGTACACTCAATTATAAGAAAACACACGAACGTGCAACTTATCACGGCAACTGGTTAAAACAAACTATAATCAATTGCCAGAAATTTCCTAAAAAGAGATATATAAGAGTAGTAGGAAGTAATCCATTTATTCCAAATGAGTTTGCTAAACTATCAAATTTAGAACACATAGATGTTGAAGAATTTAAAAAAATCTTCGCACTTTCGTAATTTTATTAAAAATAGGTTGTTTTGAGCCTATATCTACATACATTTTGATTCCTATACTAAATAATAATGACAGCCTTACCATAGGTACAACATTTATAGGAGAATGAAAAATGGCAGATCGTAGCAAATTTGAACAAATGCTAGAGCTTCTTATCAACGAAGATAAGGCAGCAGCACAAGAATTATTTCATGAGATTGTAGTAGAAAAATCTCGTGATATTTATGAATCACTTCTAGAAGACGAAGATGATATCGAAGAAGATTCAGACGAAGAAGTAAGTGAAGACGACGAAGAAGTTGATGAAGCAGCTGATGAAGAAGTTGAAGAATCAGACGAAGACCTAGAAGAAGGTTTTAGCCTAGACGAGTTTGAAGTGGAAGCTGATGACGAAGTAGGCGGCGACGCAACCGACGACATGATGGGCGACCTAGGTATGGACGACGAAGAAGGCGACGACGAAGAAGGCGACGAAGAAGGCGAAGGCGATGTTGAAGATCGTGTTGAAGACCTAGAAGACGCACTTGACGACCTTAAAGCAGAATTTGAAAAAATGATGGCTGGTGAAGATGGCGAAGAAGCTGATGGCGAAGAAGCTGATGGCGAAGAAGCCGACGACATGGATATGGGCGACGAAGAAGAAGCTCCAGAAGAAGAGTCATTCCAAGCAACAGTTACACCTTTAACAGCAGGCGAGCAAATGCGCGAGTATGTTGAAAAAGTATCACCAAAAATGGGTGACAACGGTGCAAACACAACGTCAACTCTAGCTAAGCCAAACAACATGGGCGGCACATCTGCTAACATCGCAAAAGGCGCAACAGCAGATACTAAAGGAACAGCTGGTGGTTTAGCAAGTAACAAACCACAAGCAATGAATACCAAGAACGTAAACGTTGTTGGTGCAAAGGGCGCGACAAAAATGTCAAGCCAACCTGGCCACGGCGCTGAGAAAAAGGGCAAGCCAGAGCAAGCCGCTAACACTAAACCTGTTGTCGGCAAGTAAGTAAGGAAGTTTAGATGAAAAACTTACGAGAGCATTTGACATTCGATCAAGCTAAAATCGTTGTTGAATCAAACACCGAAGGTAAAGATCTTCATATGAAGGGTATTATTATCCAAGGTGGGATTCGCAACGCTAATCAGCGAGTGTATCCTGTGAATGAAATTGGCAGGGCTGTCAAAACTCTCAATGATCAAATTACTGGAGGATACAGTGTTCTCGGAGAAGTGGATCATCCAGAAGGCCTTAATATTAACTTAGATCGCGTAAGCCATATGATCAGCGAATGCTGGATGGATGGCCCAAACGGTTACGGAAAATTAAAAGTACTACCGACACCGATGGGGAACCTAGTTAAAACAATGCTTGAAGCAGGTGTTAAACTAGGTGTCTCATCGCGTGGAAGTGGTAACGTTAAAGAAGACGGAAGCGGAGAAGTTTCCGATTTTGAAATCATTACTGTGGACGTTGTGGCTCAGCCCAGCGCCCCCGGTGCATATCCTACACCAATTTACGAGCATCTTATGAATGCTCGTGGTGGGTATCAGGCTTATGAATTAGCACAGGCAACCAGAAACGACGAAAAGGCACAAAAGTATCTTAAGGAATCGCTAATAAACATTATTAGCAAACTCCAATGAAACAGGAGAATGTAATGATAGATGCACTGAAAACACTCTTTGAAAATGACGTAGTTTCATCAGATATCAGAGCTCAAATTGAAGAAGCCTGGGAAGCAAAAGTTAACGAAAATAAGCAACAAGCTGTTGCCGAACTTCGTGAAGAGTTTGCACAGAAGTACGAACACGATAAGTCAACTATGGTTGAAGCAATCGATTCGTTACTATCCGAAGGGTTAGCAAGTGAGATTGCAGAGTTTGCGGACGACCGTAAACAACTCGCAGAAGCAAAGGCAAAATATGCTGTTGCAATGCGTAATAATGCAGGCTTACTACAAGGCTTCGTTGCAGAACAACTGCAACGTGAAATCAAAGAACTACGAGCAGATAAGAAAGCAATGGCTGAAAACTATGCCAAGCTGGAAGAATTTGTAGTAGAAGCTCTGTCAGGTGAAATTGCAGAATTTTATGAAGACAAAAAAGATTTAGCTGAAACAAAAGTACGTTTAGTACGTGAAGCTAAAACACACTTCGCTAAAGTTAAAACTAACTTTATCGAAAGAAGCGCAACAGCAGTATCTGAAATGGTTGGCAAATCACTTAAAGGTGAAATTGCTGCACTAAAAGAAGATATTGATACAGCACGAAGAAACGACTTTGGTCGTAAAATATTTGAAGCATTTGCGTCTGAGTATGGTACTAGCTACCTAAATGAAAACTCAGAAACAGCTAAACTGATGCAAGTCTTATCACTAAAAGATAAGCAACTAGCAGAAGCAAAAGCATTTGCTGCAAAAGCAAAAGTACTTGCAGAATCAGCAAACAAAGAGAAATCACGTTTAGTTGAAACAGCACGTAGAGATAAAATCATGAACAGTTTGATTAGTCCATTGGGCAAAGGTCAGCGTGAGATTATGACAGACTTACTGGAAAGCGTACAAACTGATAGACTACAAAAGTCTTTTGATAAGTACCTACCATCGGTAATCGACGGCAACACTCCAGAAAAGCGTAAGGCAGTATTATCAGAAGGCAAAGAAGTAACAGGCAACAGAACCCAACAAATGACACAAACTAAAGCAGACGCCGAATCAAACGTATTCGATATTAAACGTCTTGCTGGATTAAATTAAGGAGATAATGATGTCAGAACTACTAGAATCACGCTGGCAGGACACCAAAGCTGCACTTCTTGAAGGCCTGCAAGGCAACAAGAAATCGGTTATGGCTGCTACGCTAGAAAACACTCGCAAGTATTTGTCAGAGAGTGCAACAGCTGGTGCAACAAGTGCAGGTAACGTAGCAACACTTAACCGTGTTATCCTACCAGTTATCCGTCGCGTTATGCCAACAGTTATCGCTAACGAACTAGTTGGTGTACAACCAATGACTGGTCCAGTTGGCCAAATTCACACGCTACGTGTTCGCTACAGCGACACAGCAGGCACAGGCGCATCAGGCGCAGTTGCTGGTGAAGAGGCTTTAAGCCCATTCAAAATTGCTGAAGCATATTCAGGCAACACAACATCAGGTAAAGCGGCTTCGACTGCTGCTCTTGAAGGTGCTGCTGGTAATAGACTAAGCATCCAAATCTTGAAGCAAACTGTAGAAGCCAAAACACGCAAACTAAGCGCACGTTGGACTTTTGAAGCTGCTCAAGACGCACAGTCAATGCACGGTATTGATGTTGAAGCAGAAATCATGGCAGCTCTTGCACAAGAGATTACTGCTGAGATCGACCAAGAAGTTCTAGCATCGCTAGGTAACTTAGCTGGTACTGCTGTTTCAGAGTACAACCAAGCAACTGTAAGTGGTACTGCTACTTTCGTTGGTGACGAGCATGCAGCTCTTGCTGTTCTAATCAACCGTGAGTCAAACAAAATTGCACAACGCACACGTCGTGGTGCTGGTAACTGGGCTGTTGTATCGCCATTCGCGTTAACAATCCTACAATCAGCTACAACTTCAGCGTTTGCACGTACAACTGAAGGTACATTTGAAGCACCAACTAACACTAAAATGGTTGGTACATTGAACAATGCTATGAAAGTATATGTTAACACATATGCAGCAGATAGCACTGACGTACTTATTGGCTACAAAGGCGCTAGCGAATCAGATGCAGCGGCATTCTATTGCCCATACATCCCGCTAATGTCTTCAGGCGTTGTACTTGACCCGGGTACATTTGAACCAACTGTGTCATTCATGACACGTTATGGTTATGTTGAGCTAAACAACACAGCATCGTCACTTGGCAATGCTGCTGATTACCTAAGCAAAGTCGGAATGACAGCTTGGGCAAACGTATCGTTCCAGTAATTAGTTACTGAAATATAAAATAGGCCCTCCGGGGCCTATTTTTGTGACTTCAGTTTCGTAATAATTAGAAAGTGATAAATACTAATGTCGATAATCGTGCCGCATATAGCGGACTTATGCAGAAATGACCCACTGCGTA